ATGCCTTGGGAGGAGGCCGGTGCTGCTCTAGGATGTTGATGACCTGAGTCATCGGGTCTTGGAGCATCGTCTTGAGTTGGTCGTGCAAGGTCTGAGCAGCCTTGAGCGCCGGGTCGGTGTTGGCCTCGAAGTTGACCACGTTCTTCTTCTTGGTCAGAGCATCGACCTTCTTCTTGGCGTTGGCGAGAGCCGTCTTCGTCTTGTCGAAGATGGTCAGTTCGGTGCGGGTTACCCCGCCCTTCTTGATGTCCTTGAGGGCCGCCACGAGATCGTCGACCCTCGACTTCGCCTTCTCGATGCGGGCCGTGATGACGACTTCGTAGTTCTGCTTGACGACGTCCTTGAGCTGCCCCCGAAGCTCCGCTAGGCGCTTCTTGGCCCGAGTCTCCTGTAGCGCCATCTTCACCGTCGTCGGGGTCTTGGGGAACTTGGCGAGTTCTGCTCTCGTCCCGGCGATGGCGGTCTTTACGTCCTTGACCGTAGCCATCACCTGTTTGGACTCCGACTCTTTGCCAATCTTGGCCCAACGCTCGAAGAAACTCTCCTTGACGGCCAGTATCTTGTCGAGTTCGGTCTGCAATTGTGAACGCTGGAGTTGCATCCCCTCTAGGCCGGCGACCGAGAACTGGAACCGACCCGGATGGCTTGCCGCCGTCAACTGCGCGTCGAGTTGCTCGAGCGCGTCTCGAATCTCCTGAGCACGAGTCTTGGTCACGTTCTCGAGATCGGTCAGAGCCTTCTCTGCCGCCTTGCGCCTCTCCTCGGCAGCCTTTCTGAACCTGTCACCGACTACCCCAGATACGTCGGGGATGTCGACCGAGAACTGCGGCTTCCAGACGAGTTCGCCCTTCTGGACGACGTAGTGGCCGCCGAGGTTCTTCTCCGACCAAGCCTCGATTGTCCCCGTCGTGTCGGCCGTGATGGCATCGAGAGCAGCCTTCATCTCCTTCGCGGTGGCGAGGGGTGGGTGCATCGCCTTGTCGAGCCGATAGAAGCCGTAGGCAAGGGCGGCGACGGCAGCGACGGCCAAGCCAATCTGCCCCGCACTGGACAAGCTGCCGAACAGCAGACCGATGCCGCCCTTGGAGCCGGCAAGACTGAGTACGCTCATCGAACCGGCGGCGGTCCTGAACGCGGAACCCATCAAAGACACCGACCGGATCACCGAACCGAAGATCATCAGCAGGGGACCGAAGACCGCTCCGATGGCGGCCCCCCAGAGCAGGATTCCTTTGACGCTCCCCGGCAGGCGGTCGAACGACTCGAAGATGCCGCCGATCTTCTCGGCCAGAGAGGAGACCGTCGGCAGGATGGTCTGCCCGACCTTGATGAACGTCACCTGAATGGACGCCCATGCCTTCTTGAGCTTCTGGAGAGGTTGCTCGGCGGTGTAGGCCACTGCCCGGTCGAGAGCACCCTGTGAGTCGGTCACCTTGGCGATGACCTCGACGTTCTTCTGATAGTTGGCTCCCAGGAGGCTCATCACGCCGTTGAGGGCACGGACGTTGGGGATGATGCGGCGCATGGCGAGCATGTTGCCGCCGGTCTTCTGGTTGAGCATCTCCAGAGTCGCCAGCAGACCCTTGTCGCGGATCGAGGTGGTGATGTCCTTGTAGGTCAGGTCGAGTTTCTTCAACTCGTCCATGCTCATCTTGGCCGGCGCCACGAGGGCAATCAGGGTGCCGCGCAAGGACGTGACCGCCTCGGCCGACGACAGGCCGCCGAGGGTCAGCCCGGCGATCATGCCGCCCAACTGCTCGAGTGGGACACCGAGTTTGGCGGCGATCGGCATGATGCGACCCAGAGAGGTGGTCAACGCCTCCGGCTCGGCCTTGCCGACTTCGATGGTGCGCATCAGGATGTCGGTCGCCCGCGCCGCTGTGAGGTTCGAGTGGCCATAGGCGTTCATGGCGCTTGTCAGAACGTCGGCGGTGATCTGGGTGTCGCCCAGACCGGCCATCGTGGCCTGAGCGGAGATGCGCAGCACCTGCATGGCCTGAGCGGCCTTGAAGCCCGACGAGGCGATGAAGTAGAACGCCTCGGCAAGACTCTGGGGACCGACGCCGGTCGTCTTGGAGAGCTTGAGGATCTCCTCGCCGTACTTGCGCGTCTCCTCGGCGGAGGTGCCGGTGAGGTTCTTGACCTTCAGCAGCGACTGCTCGTACTTGACGGCCGAGTAGGTCGCCAGAGCGAAGCCGGCCGCCACCGGGATGGTGAAGAACTGGGTCATGGTGCGACCCACGTTCTGCATCCCGAGACCGACGCGGTTCCAGTTGACCCCGGCCTTCTTGGCCGATGCCGACACCGTCTCACCGAGAGCCTTGGACTGGGCGGCGGCCTGAGCCGTGCCCGCTGAGAGGCCCTTGGTGTCCGACGTGATGCGGACGATCAACTCGCCGTAGAAGCTACCGGCCATCGAACTCCTCGTGTGCTAGTGCGTGTTGCACGAGCAGGTAGCGCTTGGTCGCCGCACAGTCTGGGAGGTCGGCCTGCTTGGTGCCCTCCGATACCAGATGATGGATTTCCCGGTAGCGCCGCAAGGCCATGATCTCCTTGCAGCGCACCGGGTCCTGCTCATCGGCCTCGGCCGGCGTGCAGCCGAACTCCTCTGCCACGGCGCTGGTCAGCCACTCGACGGGCTCTCTTCCTCGGCTGTCTCCGATGAGAAATCGGTGGAAGGAGAGCCAGTCGGCAAAGGGGCTTCCTTGTCGCCCCCCAGACCGAGTGCCTCAAGGATGGCCGGGACGGCGTCGTAGGGGATGCTCTTGATGGTCTCGGAGTTGATCGGTGTCTCGTCGCTCCAGCCCTGGATGGATGCCTCAAGGGCGATGTCGGATAGACGCTCTCCCTCCATCTCGCTGGCCAACTCCTTGTCCTCGATGCCCTCTCCGGCCTTGCGGGCCTCGGCGCGCATCCGGCGCAGTTCGCCGACCGAGAGCTTCTTGACATCGACCCACTCGTCGTCGCCGAGGTCGACCCGCTTGATCTGCGACAGAAGCGCCATCAGGTGACCGTAGGCTTCGCCGCGAACCGGATGACCGCTGAATACAGATGGTACTCGTCGAACTCCTGAGTGACGTTGTACTCCTCGATCCAGACCTCACCCGTGATTGTCTTGCCCGAAGCGAGGGTGATGACGCACGACCGGGTGACGGCGTGGGTGATCTTGTTGATGTCGAGAACCGCGTCGGGTCCTTCGGTGGCCGTGTCGTCGTACAAGCCTTCGATGGTGACCGGCTCGTGGCGAAGGATGATGCCACGCAGGAAGGTCTCCGAAACGGCGTTGAAGGCCGTCACGTCCTTGCTCGGACGCTTGGCCGAGAAGGGACCGATCTTGGTGACGTACTGCGTGAACCCAGTCGTGAGAACGCCGCCGTCGGCTTTGTCGATCTCGATAGTGGATTCGCTTGAGTTGTGCTTTCCTACGGCCATGTAGTGCTCCTTTTCGGCTAGAAGAGGTGGACTCCTAGAACTGACGTGATGTTCTGCCCGGTCCCTGTCCCGGTGTACTCCCAAGAACCAGAGACGTATTGGAGGATGGCGCTGACGGTGGTCTTGCGTTCGGCTATCGGGACGGTGACCGCGGTCATGGTGACCAGCGGAGTGAAGGTGATGTGATCTGAAGAGTGACGCAGCTTGAGGATGGCGTTGGTGTAGCCTCCGAGGGTGAGGGCGGTCACCGACTCATAGACGGCGCCCCCGTTGGGTCCTCCCGCTACACCGAGGTCGACGTAACTGGCGTCGGTGTTGGCTCCCGTGGTGCGCAGGGCCAGGGGCATGACGATGGTCGGTTCCTCGCGGACTCCTCCGATCGTGTACTCGGCCTTGGCCAGCGTCACATCGCCTTCCTGCAACTGGATGTCGTAGGCGACTCGGTTGACGACCGAATAGCCGACTGCCTTCTTGCCGGCCACGTTCCCCCTGGGGGCGAACAGCAGCGGAAGATCGACAGCCGGAAGATCGTTGAGCGCGTCGTGGACCGACCCGGCAGAGTCGTCGAACCAGCCTTCTTGGATGAGCGTGCGGGCGACCCGACCTTTCTGCCAGAACTGCTCCCCGTCGGCTCCGAGAGGGGTCGTCTCGGTGGTCGGCTTACTGGCGGTCTCGACGATCTTGCCGATGGCGCTCAGGCAGTTGTAGGGTCCGATGCAGAAGAAGCCACAGTCTGCGGAGTTGTACTTGCTCATGCCGACTTCATCTCCTCTACGGTCCCGTTGGACTTCCACGAGGAGAGGATCTCGGGGCAGTAGGGGATGACTTCGTCCCCGGCTTCCACGTCGACCCACTCGACCTTGCTGAAGCGGCCCGCTTTGGCCTCCTTGAGAGACTTCTCATCAGCGGGGTATCCCATGTCCTTCACGGCGAGATACTTCTTGGCCATGCCTTACCTCCGGTGCTCGTATCCACAGCCGCCCTGGAGAGGGTCGCACATCCAGTGCTCGACTGAACCCATCGACTTGATCTGCTTGCGGAACTTCTCGGGGTGCTGACAGATGGAGACCCCACCCGACACTACTGACTGGGGCACCGTCTCTGCTTGTGACGGAGTCCTTGGGGATTCCTCCACCAGTTGCAGAAGCACGGCCTCGATGGACGAACGAGCCGCAATCAGGGAAGCGATGAGCCGGGCCTTGTCGGCTGACTCAGACATGGGGGATCCTCGTGTCGAGATCACGGCGGTAGAGGCCACTGACCGATTCCACGGGAGCACGCTCGTCCTCGAGAACGACAACCCACGAACCTGTTGCCAAGGCGGTCTTGAGAGCATCGGTGACGGCCTTCGCCTCGCCGTAGTGCTCGGCGTAGGTGGAGAACTGGATGCGTGGCTTGCTCACGACCACCTCTCCGTGCATGTTCTGGATCACCGGGTTGGCGAACAGGTAGAAGATCGTGTAGGGAGTCGTCACCGGACGGGCGATGTCGGCCGGCACCTGGTCGGGCCACAGTCGCCCGCTGATGAGGGAGGCGAGGGGAGAGTCTGCCTTCAGGAGAGCCACGAGTGTCTTCTCGAAGTCGCTCATAGCGGTGACCGAAAGACGCTCCGCAGGTAGCCCATGAACATGAAGGCCAGCGGCACGATCGACTCCAGCGTGCCTTTGTAGACGAAGCGGTAGGGACGGTTTCCGGGGTGGTTGACGTAGCCGAAACTGACGAACTCGCCACGCCAGTAGAAACTCAGTGCCTCGGCTTCCTTGGGCTCGATCTTGTGAGGGATGGAACCCAGTTCAAGGGCCGCGGCGTAGGGCAGGCCCTTGCCAAACCCGACGCTCACCCCATTCTTGGTCTGGTAGAAGACCCGGCCGGATTCGACGAGATGCTTGCCACCGAAGCGCATGTCGTGAGCTTCCTCGGGACCGCTGATGAGACCCTGAGCGCGGATGTTCGCCTCGATGGACTCCTTGACGATCTGGCCCGCCTTGGGCAGCCACTTGGGCTTCTCGCTCTCGATGCGAGGCAGCGCCGCAAGGAACTTCGGTGAAGCCGTGTCGATGACCGTCGCGGTGTACATCAGATGTTCCCCGTCTCGACGGTCTCGAGAAGCATCTCGGTGACGGTCGAGGTGATGTCGGAGGCGATGGAGATGATGGCCCAGTCGACGCCGTCAATCCGGCAGCGGTCGGTGCGCACGATGAGCGGGTAGTAGCCCTTGAGCAGCACGCGGCGATACTCCATCTCTGAGGTCGCCTGGCTGGTGCGGAACTCCTGACGCTTCATGCGGATCGAGACATCGCCAGAGGCGACCATCGCCGCGAGGTCATCGTGGTCGACGAGCACCTCCCAAGTGGCGATCTGCTCGTTGTAGTCGTCGGCGGTCGTCGTCGCCCGCAGGATAGCTACCGATGAGGTAAAGAACCCCGCGAGGGAGTTGAGCATGGGGACTCCGCCGACGACCGCCGGGCGCATCAGTACATCTCCGACTCGACGTGCTTGCGCCACTTCTCTTCACGGGCCTCGGTGCCGTCGACCATCTCGATGGTCAGGAAACCGGCTTCGTCGGAAGGACCGTTGGCGTGTTCGTCACGGAGTTTCTGGGCCAGCAGCATCAGCACCTTGGAAGCCGAAGCGGCGTCCGTCTGGATGGCGCCCATGAGGTTGATGACCTTGAGGCAGAGGATCTCGTTGACGGCGATGCTCTCGAGAGCCATCGCCGCCGCCAACGGGATTGAGTCCCCGGCCATGTCCAGACAGGCAGCGATCTCCTCGTCGGACATGACCGTCCGGTCGGAGTCGGTGTCTGAGATGCGCAGGCGGACCTTGCCGGCGTCAGTGCTGGGTTCGTAGGTCCAACTCATGCGGAAGGCTTCTTCTTGGTCGTCGGGCGGCGCTTCTTGACTCGCGGCTTGCTCTTTGGAGCAGCCTTCTTGGGGGTGGACTTCGGAGGATCGGTGGTGGTCTCGACGAGGTTGACCGGCTCCTCGACCGCCTTGACGGCGGGCTTGGCCCCTGCGCCCCCCCGAAGGAGAGCGCAGAGGCTGCGGAGTTCGTCACGGATGTCCATGAGGATCATCTCGGCCCCATCGTAGGGCTGTACTCCGTCAGAGTGGCCCATCGTCTTACGCGCCCGAGCCGTTGCTGGCGAAGGCCGCGCGGTAGTCCCACTGGTTGGCGCCGAAGATGTGGCGCACCTTGTACTCGACCTCGTCGTTCTCGAACGACTCGGCCACCATGCCGCCACCGACCCGGCTGGCGTTGGGGGCCTTGACGAAGAGTTCGGGGGACTCGTGTCCACGGAGGTGGTTGACCTCGATCGCCGTGCGGGGCGAGGACTTCGAGGCGAACAGGAACCAGGTCGTGGCCGCGTTGCTGTTGGCGACCAGCTTTCCGAAGGGATCGACCACGAGGGTCACGACCCCGTTGAGCCAGTTGGTCGAGTAGGTGGCGACGTGGGTGCCGTCGTTACCCGTTGCCCCGTCGGCTCCGAACATGCCCACCGACTCGATCTGGAGGGCGTTGAGGATGTTCTTGGCCGTCACCTGAAGGCCGGCGCCCACGACAAGGGTGTAGGCGTCGATCATGATCGGGAAGCCGTCCCCGTCGACCTGGTTGTCCATCAACTGGATGGCCTCGCCGAGCGACAGGACGGACAGCGGAGCGTTGGTGGTCGTCATGCCCAGCGCCGTTGTGGCGATGTTCTTGTGACCGGAGGTGAACAGGGTGCCGTCGAACCCGGTGCTGCCCCAGAACAGCGAACTGACGGCGAGGGCCTCGGTGCGGCGCGCGGCCAGCACGAGGTCCTGCGGCAGATCGCGCAGGGCGTCGAGATCGTCGTTGATGAGCGTCTCGAAGCTGATGCCGAAACGGCCACCGTACTTCTCGACGTAGCGGGTGTGCGGGGTCTCCTCGTCGGGACCGCGCTCGGGGTACTCAGCGCGCTCGCCGACCTTGTCCAGCACGGAACCCATGCCCGTGATGCCGAGCCTCTTGGCCTCGCGGAAGTCCTTGAGGGTGCCGACCTTGGTGAACGCCTCCCAGTTCGGGAGTTTGGTGCCCCACTGCGCCATGAGGGTGCGGTCGAGCACGTCGCCAAAGAGGTACGGGAAGTCCGCCGAGTGGCTGGCCTCCTGCAACTGGTAGATCGCGCTCGGCTTGCCGTCGATGCACGCCTCCTTGAGGACCTTGGAGAAGGCCGCCACGGCAGCGGGGGTGTACCGCTTGGCCGTGTAGCCCCTCTCCACTGCGAGCATCTGACTCAGTTCGGACGGAGTGTCGCCCCCGGCCTCCTTGGTCAGCTTGGGGATTTCGATGGCCATTGTCATACCTCCTGCCGGCTAGTAGCCGAGCTTGACTTCGATGTCGCGGTCTCCGGCTTCCACCTTGACGTGGGCGCCACTGACGGCCGTCCCCGTGATGGCGAAGTCGAAGTCCGCTTCCAGTGTGATGACTCCCGCCGCCGGGGTGGCGACCATGCCACTGATCCCGTACAGCGCGTGGTTGATGTTGGCGGCCAGCAAGGCGGCGTCGGCCGTGTCGTCCCCGGCGATGGAGAAGAAGCGCGAAGCCGGTGTGGTGGTGCTGGTCTTGGCCGTGAACGTGACCGTCCCGCCACCCGGAAGGGTGAAGATGATGGTCTCGTTGTTGGCCACGGCCGCAAGGGTGATCTTGCGGTCGGCGATGTTCTGCATGGCGTAGCCGTAGCGCACGCCACTTACCTGCTTGGAGACCACCGGAGAGGCGTTGCTGCCCGACCAGTAGAGGATGTCGCCCTCGGCTACGTCCGAGGTGTAGTTGACCGTGGCGTCATCGACGATGCTGGTGCCGCCGGCGTGCGCGGAGCCGGTGATGGCGCTGATGGCGGCGTCGGAGACGAGAGTCACCGTGCCGTCACCGTGGTCTACGGCGGTGACGCCCGGAGCACCGTAGGTGGCGTCGTTGACGCAGGACACGAACTCGGCTGCGTCCTGAGCGTCGGTCCCAGCGATGCTGAAGGTCTTGGTGGACTTGGTCGTGGTGTTGGTGTGAGCGGTGAAGGTCAGGCCGTTGAAGATGATGGTCTGGGCGTTGAGGACGCTCAGGAAGGTCAGCTTGACGGCGTCGGTGAGACCGCTCACGGGGATGCGGATGACGCCCTTGCGAAGCACGGTCGCCACCTGTGTACCCGTGGAGCCGGTCTCTGTGAGAGTGACACCGGGGATCTTGCCGACCACGACGGCGTTGCGGTTGGGGATCGAAGCCCCCACCGTGAGCGGGATTTTCACACCCCGCCTGTAGTCTTCGTTGGTCGCCATCTCGCCCTCCTAGTAGCCGATGAGGACTTTGATGACTGACGACGTACCGGAGGCGCTGTTGGCCTCGAGCGCGTAACCGAAGCGCGTTCCGCCCGTGTTGACATCGAGGACCGGGGAGGCGTTGGTGCCGCTCCAGTAGATGATGTCGCCGGCGGCGATGGTGGTCGAGCCGCCGTTGTCGGCGTGGACGTTCAACTCGAACACGCCCTCGGTCGCCACGGTGGCGACCTGGGTGCCGGATGCTCCGGTGGCGGTCAGAGCCACGCCGGGGATCTTGCCGACGCAGACCGGCTTGCGGGCAGCGACGCTCGCACCCACGGTCATGGGAATCTGAGCGCCCTCTTTGTAGACTTCATTGGTGGCCATGTGTGACTACCTCCTCTAGCGCGCAGCCGCGGCCTTGGCAGCCTCGTCGGAGAGGCCGAAGACGCTGCCGAGGTCGTCTGAAAGACCCTCGCGCACCTTCGTCTCGTCCGCGCCGGCGCCGCTCTGCGTGCCCTGGTCGGTGACTGTTCCGGTCTTGGTGATGGACTCGATGTAGTCCGCCTCGACCTTGGCCTCGGCCTCGATGGCCTGACCAAGCGCCTCGGTATCGAGCTTGCCGTCCTTGACGGGCGGGTTGGCGGAGAGCTTCTTGGCGATGCGCTCCTTGGCGGCGTCGGGCAGGCTGACGTTGGCCAGCGAGTCCTTGGCGTAGGTCCTGGCCTCGATGATGGCCAGAGCCCCCTCGGCGCGATCGGCGCGGTCGGTCTCTTCGGTGGTCTTCGTCTTGGCCTCGGAGACTTCGCCTTCGAGGGTCGTGATGCGCTCCTGTGCCTCACTCAGTTCCATGTTTCCAGCCTCCTGGTGAAGATGGATGTCAGCCGCTTGGAGGGCGGCGTTTGCGTCGTTGGCTTCGCTTGCAGTTGATACCACAGCCGGAGGCGTCTTCTGGCGCAGGGACTCCATGATGGCCCCTACCTTGCCTCCTGCTCCGGGTTTGGTGACGAAGTCAACGGACTCTCCGCGAATGATCTTGGAAACGATGTTCCCCTTGCGGCCCTCTGCCTCTCCGGCGACGAACGAACCGCGGGCTCTGATCGAGACGCCGATGTGCGGCGCCAGATGGTCGATGACTTCGGCGTAGGTGGGCAGGATGGTGGCGGTCGCGTACAGTCCGGGGCCGGCAGCCCCGTCCTCGCGATACTCGGGGGTCGAGACGGTCACGGCGGCGAGATCGCGCACCGACCGCTCAGGGCGTTCTCGGGACTCTGATTCGGTGGGATGGTCTAGGTACATGTGGGTGCCCGCGGCGAAGGCCGCAGGGCCATCACGCTTGAGCACGTCGGGCGAGTAGTAGCCGCTTGACCCCCAGCCAGGGGAGATGATCTTCACCTCTCGCTTGGCGGCGCCGGCGGCGCTCTCCACGAGTTCGGTGAGTTCGTTGGACAGGTCAGTCTCGGTGTCTGATTCACCGGCGACGTTGTTGTTGTTGACGGGTACGAAGGTGATCTTGCGCACGACCTCGGTGGGTTCGCCGATGTCGGCCTTCATGGTCTCGGTCGTGAAACTGTAGGGGGCGCTGAAGTAGGTGGCACGCCCGCTCTCGTCGCCCATGCGGTTGCGGGGTGTGACCTCGAAGACGACCTTGTCGTCGTAGAGTTCGGCGACCCAGACCCAGTTGAGAGCGCGGTTGTACTTCTCCCGCAGTGCCCCACGAACGGAGCCCTGAAGGTCGCTGTACGAGACACCGGCGACCTCTGACAGTTCCATGATGTCTGGTGGTGAATCCTC